GTGATGTGTGTACTTGCTGTTGATTCGGAATTGCTCGTTACTATAGATATTAACACGCATCCCTAAATTGCTGGTGGTCTTATCATCTACACCACCTGCCACGCACTGAGGTGATACACGCTGTGTTGCTTCAAGTCCTGCAAATATCTCTGCATCCTTGAACCACACCGCTTCATCCGCTTCGGCTACGCTAGACAATACAGTGATTGCAAGAGCCGCGCCGATAGCCATAACAATTCCCTTTAGTATCCCAAGCCCTGTACGGGTCTTAAAGTATTCAATAGGGTCTTGTTGCGCCTTGACCATAGAGTAACCGCCCCACACTACGGTAATAGCGATCAGGGCGAAGGCGAACTGTATTGCTGGATTCATGGTGTAACCGCTGACGATGGTGGTGCAGGGCGATCTTTCACACGCTCAATGACCTTCTCGCTAAAACCTAGATCAATGATACCTTCTACGGTATTAGGTATAGACAATGAGTTAGCAAGACAATGATCGACTACAATTTTGGTAATATCTTGCGTGGCAATATTCGCTCTGTTTTTAATAGCGTTCTCTATCCACTCTTGAGGAGAAGCTGCTGCATACTCCATCGCCTTAACTTCTGCGTCTGTTAATGTGATCGTAATATCCATGTTGTCTCCTTAGCCTAAAAAGTGGCCACTAAAATGCGCTTGGTTTGCTGTTAAGTTACCTGCTGAACCGCTTACAAAACGTACATCTACATAATCATTTACGTTTAAGTACATTGTTATATTGGCTGTAATCCAGTAATAACCTCCGCTACCGCCTATTTCACACCGAGTTATTGGGCCACCATTCCTGTAAATATCATATACAGTCGCATAGTTTCCACCCACGCAGAAAGAGAATTGATAGGCACCAGCGACAGGGGCAGTGAATGTAGTCGATGAAAAGTTACTTCCACGATTAAAATGCGTTGTTGCCCAACTTACAGTAGATACTGCCGCACCATGCGAACCTGATGTAACACTAAATGCAGGGTTATATGGAGTAGTGACATGACCTGACGTATTAATACGCATACGTTCAGTGCCGCTACCATTCAAAAAAGCGTACTCGGCCACTGCGGGAGAAGCTGTATCTGCTCTTAACAAAACCCCCCAGTTACTGTCAGTGACCAGATACCCATTACCAGCGGTTCCGAAACCTATATCACCATTAACTTCTAACTTGTATGCTGATGGCGTCTTTCCTATTCCAACCTTGCCATCGGAAGCGATAACCATACGTTCTGTATTAGACGTGCTAAAAGAAACACTACCCGCTTCAAGAGCGTTGAGGCTTAAGTCACCAGTGCCACGATGAACTACCTCGGTGTTAGCGTTTGCTCCGGGATTACGTGAGAACCTAGCACCATAATCTGAGTATGTAGTATCACCAATAAGGTCAATAAATGATGTACCGTCACCTGTACGACCTGCGCCAATCTCTAGGGATTTAGTCTCTGAGGTAGACCCTGAGATGGTTGCGCTACCAGTTAAACCAAGCCCAGCAAATGTAGGTGAATCGCTAGTTGCTACACCCTGATTAAGTGCTTTAACAGAGTTTATATCAGTTAGCTCCGAGTCCATTAGAGCACCAGCAGCAGTGACGTTGGCGGTGTCGGTTACATCGGCGCCAGACTCAATAGTGTCTAACTTCGCTCCGTCTGCGTCAACGTCGCGCCCGTTTACAGTATTGAAAGTAACATTGTCAGAAGTCGCCAACCCCTGATTGATCGCTTTAACCGCAGTAATGTCGGTCAATTCAGAATCCATCAACGCGCCAGCCGCAGTTACGTTAGCCGTATCGGTTACATCAGCACCAGCTTCGATTCCATCTAACTTAGCGCCGTCTGTTGCTACATCTCGACCGTCGACCGTACCTGAAACGGCAATATTACCTGTCGCAGATAGTGAGGTGAACGCACCTGTGCTTGGCGTAGTAGCACCAACAGGCGTACCGTCAATTGCACCTGAATTAATGTCGACACCGGAAACCGTAGTACCATTTAGTTTTGCGGCTACATCGGATGCGGATACGTTTGTTAAATCTTCACGCGCTAGAGGTTTGCCGCCAGCCGTAACGCCATCATGCACAACCGCAGTATCTTTAGATATATCGACTGTTATTTCACCTTCCGCCCCAGTAAAGGTGCTATGTTCGGCAGTTGTGCCTCTGCGTTTCTGTACTTGGCTGGTCATTTGTTAAACCTCTGGTTTGGTTGGCCATGTGACATTATACGGGAATCCTTCTTGATCCGTAATATCTCGTAAGGCGCGTCTATATTCTGCGTATGATTGCTTAATGGATTCTCCGACATCTGGTAATTGGCTCCAGTCTGTGTCTTTAAGCGAATTGTCTCGCTCTAATCTCATCTGGTTGGCTAACATCTCGCCATCTATGACCCATTCCTTAGAGCCTATATCAAAATAATGCACGTTTGACGGCCTTTTATCGGTCTTCACTGCTTTCATGTCATTTAGATCAACATAACAAGCGTCATGCTCTAATAACTCTTCCGTTACCAATACGCCTATATCTTCTGTTTCATAATTGTGGACGACAGCTTCCCCTGTATATCCAGAAGTTAAAACTTGTCCAGTGCGCTTGTCGTAGGTTACAAATTTAACTGTACTCATCTTTTCGTCGCTATCGCATAAATTGAAATATTGTTGGTGTTACCTAAGTTATCCGAATACATGGTTATAGTGTGCCAAGTGTTAGCGGATAAAGTAGCAACGTAAGAGCGAGATTGAATACCTACGGGAGGTATTTCACGCCAAACAAGTCCGCCATCAATAAACATAGACCAAAAATAGGATCCGATTGATATAGTCTGATTACCCAAAATAAACACGTCGTAATTTCCAGCCCCCGTAGAATCTGGAATGTAGTAATTGAGCGTTATTGAGTGCTGTTGCCCCGATACATAAGCGGGGACAGTAATAGATTGTCCTGCAATCTTAAGCGTTGTTATGTTCGCATCTTGAATCTTAGCTGTCGTGATCGCACCGTTTTGGATTGCTGCGTTAGTTATAACCGAGTTCTCAATCTGCGCCGATGTGGTAATGACACCAGCCGTAGCTAGAAGACCGCCTGTGATCGTATTAGCCGCGATCTTATCACCTTGGATAGTAGACGCCGCGATCTTATCACCAGTAATCGTGTTAGCCGCTATAGCGTCTGCGCTAACTGCACCGACCGCAATCTTACCCGCCGTAACAGCATTAACCGCTAATTTATCAGAAGTTATCGCGCTAGCGGCAATCTCATCAGCAGCGATAGCGCCTGTAGCTATCTGACCTGCTGTAATAGTGTTAGCCGCGATCTTATCGCCTGTGATTGTGTTAGCCGATAGATTATCCGCTGTGATCGTGCCTGTTGCGATATTGGATGCTTGAATAGTACCCGCTGCGATTTTAGCTGAGGTGATAGAATTGGCCGCTAACTTCTCAGTGCTGATTGCGCCGTCAGTGATTTGAGTGCCCTGAATCTGCCCACCGATTTTAGTGGCAGAAATACCTGCAAGCTGTGCATCCTGGATAGTGCCTGAGATATTGCTTGCGGCTATATCGGCTGTATAAGCACTGATCGATCCGTCATAGCGATATACTTTCTTATCAGTCGTGAGATAAACCATACGACCATCAAAGTTACTTGCAGTAGGTAGACTAGACACAATCTCGATAGGACGTAGGTCAGATGGAAAGTTAGTTTCGCCAATCGTACCGCTAATGTCTGTCGCCGCTGTTGCGCTAGTCCACGCTGGAGTTGCCGAGTCGTAACGATATAGCTTGTAGTCAGTCGTTAGGAATACGACTTGTGCTCCCGCATAACCGACTGGATTTGGTAGCGAAGAAACAACACCTACTGGCTCAATACCAGAAGCAAAAGATGCCAAGTCAACAGAGCCAGCAGATATTGAGAATATATCGTCAGACCAGCTTAGTGTCGCTTCATCGTATCGCCATAACTTGTTGTTAGTTGTGTCGTACTTAATCTGTCCGTCAAAGTCACCATAAGTCGGAAGCGTTGCAACTGGCTCAATACCATAAGCACCAGCTTCAGCGAATAAGTTCATAACTTCGGCAGAGAAATCTGCACTATCTACAAACGCGGTGGTCGCACTAACGCCTGAACTAAAACCAGAGTCGTTACCTGTGCGGTCAGATGCTTTAGTCCAGTAGTAGTACGTCTCGTTAATACCTAAACCGCTGTCGATGTATGTCGTGCCGCGTGTAGAGCCGACATATACAGCACCCGCAGAGTTGTTTGTGTTGTTTCGGTACAGTAAGGCTAAGTCAAAGTCAGCGTCAGCAGGGTTAGACCATGTGATCTCGATCTGACGGAAGCCGCCGCGCGCGTTCATGTTTTCCGGTGCTGCGGGTGGAGTTGTATCTGATAGCGTAGCGATGCCGTCAGTAGACCACACCGAGCGAACCCCGAACGAGTTCACAGAACGAACGCGCACTGTGTAATCAGTAGTTAATACGTTGTTTACTACGAACTGCTGGTCAGTAGTAAGAATAGAGTTCCAGTATAGCTCTTCGGGTGTTATCTCTTCAGACACCAGGCCCCAATCGTAAGCAATATCAAACGACCCCGTTACTAAACCGTAGTCTTTAACTACATCGGCTGAATCAGATACGTTGCCATAATCGTTATCCGATGCCCCGCGTTTCCATTGAACTTCGTAATGAGTTACGAATCCGTCTACTGGAGCATCCCAAGTAATGAGGATAGACGACTGGTATGCACCATCGTCTAAGATGCTAGTAAGCTGAGAAACGTCTAGGTTAGTGACGGGACTAACAGAGAAAGGATTAGGTAAGGTTGTATTATTTCTAGTTAGTGCTGATTCATCAGTTGTAGACCAGTTATAAACTGCTGTGCTTGTCTCTTTTAGAGATAAATTAACACTCGGGACCTCGCCTCCACCGTACTGCCAGCCGACTACCTCGAATACCTTGTTAGTCCAACCCATGCGCTCATGCGTTAGCATAACTGTGTCGCCGATATCATATTTAAACGCGGTCAGCTTGCATGGTACTGACACGGTCAGTTGCTCGCGGTTACGGTAAAGTGCGATTTTAGCTAATCGTTGTGCTGTGGTTGAACTGGTTGTAAATGGCAGAGTCATATCTGCGTATTTACGCTCGCTGCCGTCTTCGTTCTCGAATGTGGTAGATGTAAGTTCAGGGAAATCTACTGGTTGCCAGTTATTCGCAGGTGATACGAACACACCTTTAACCGCGTTAAAGTTAGTCTGATTCGTAACGCGCGTTGTAATATCTATAGAGCCTACAAAATCATCAACGGTTAGTGTATGCACCGGAGTAATGTATGCACCAGCTTTAATGTGCCATTTTCCGTTAGAGTAATACACTGTCCCGGCGCAGGATGCCGCCATTTCTTGCAATATAGCTGAAGGCGATCTGGAAGTATCAACCAGGCCGTTTAGAGTGTAGCGTTTTTCTGAGCCGCCATTATCTAAAACAACTAATTCGTCACAGATATTTGCCGCTACGCTAAAAGAAGCGAAATTTATTTCGTCATCAGTTGCGCCAAGACCATAGTCGCCATCTCTCAGGTAATCAAGAATACATAAAGCGGAGTTGTCGCTATAAGAAATGGTCGCAGATCGTGGGTCGTAAACTTTTTTACCTTTAATAACCGCTGATACGTTAGGAGCACCCGCAGGGAACTTATCTTGGTTGTAAGACATACGAGTGTAAACGTAGGCAATACCGCGAAGCCTATGTTCATTTGTCCAGCTTGTTAGGCTTACTAAGTTGGCGTTAGGGTATTGATCTGCCGTCCCGTAATGAGCAGAAACAGCCGCATAGCCTGTATAATTACCTAAAGTGTCGTATTCGCTGCCGTCTATTAAGTTGGTCTGCGCTACATCGTCATTGAAATAAACAGTTTCAACTTCTGATATTTCATGCCCAGCTAGAGTAACGATTTGATGCAAATGGTTAGTGTTAGCTGTAGTTTCTAAGAATACGATTGTCCCAGATGTACGAACTCGACCATAGGTTATTTTTCTAGTGGCTATTGGGTTTCTTGATGAGACAGTCCTTCCTGCCAATTGAGCCGGAGACGTAGGCTTAGGAGCTAAAGCGCCAGCAATAAAACCTAGTACAGCCGAAGTAAGAAACATTCTGCCGACGGTCCCAGCGGCGAAATATGAGCCGCTTACCATTAGGGACGCTCCGCCAGTAGCCCAAGCTAAACCCGCCGTAACTACTGCACCAAGTAGAGCACCGCCGACCTTCTTACCCATGTCTTAAACTCTCCAAGCCGTTATCGCGTCATCTAATGCCGCAAATAGAATACCGTTATCGCTAGGCGTTGCGAACTTATCACCTAAACAAACGCCTATAGATTTGTCTGTTGTGATATGACCGATAATGTCGCCTCGTTGAGCCATCTTAATCGGAATACGATCAAAATGCTTGTCCATATAATCCCAAAGATCAGATGCTCCGTGATCGGATAACCACTTCATTGCGCCTTTAG